GAAAAAATTTACGAAAGTCCAGACAACGGTAGCACTGTATACGTTCGAGACTTTGGTGCTGATCCATCAACACGTGTAAAGCTAACAGAAAATACGTTTACAGTTGATGCTAATAGCGGAGAATTTCTAGTGAATAATCCTGATTATAAATTTAATGAAGGTGAACTCATCGCAGAGTTCAAACAGTATATTGACAGTACATATGGTCAACACTATGCAAAAGATAAATTCCAAGCTACTGAGTTTATTATTGACGGCGGACATGGTACTGGTTTTTGTATTGGTAATGTGTTGAAGTATGCTCAACGTTATGGTAAAAAAGGTTCTCATGCTGATGCTCGTAAAGACTTAATGAAAGTCTTACATTATGCTTTGATTCAGTTACATGTTCATGATAATGAGCTGTAACAAAAATATCACAACAGAATAAAAACTATTTAACCTATTTACATTCTTGCGTAAATATGGTTAAATAGACTCGTAAACGTTATAAAGTTTATATGGACTCCGGGGCGGTACCGGACGCCTCCACCATAAGTACACGGCGAGTTAGATCCGACTAAAGCTTCCAGCTAGCACGAGATCTTTTACGGCGAAGTTCTAACACGGAGTACCAACTGTGATGTACTCAATATCGTGTGCTTATGATGGGGGCGAAATAGGTTTCGACATGTGGGCTAGTTTACAAAACACAACTGCAAACGATAACTTTGCACCATCTGGATTTGCTCTAGCAGCATAATCACAGGGAGCTGGCCACTTGCTTAGCAACAGAAAAGTGGCACTAAATTATGTTATAACATTTCAAAAGGATTTTTATAGATGCGCAATCTATTCATTACGACAGCAATCGCTTCATCTTTCGCCGGTGTAGCATTTGCTCAAGAAGCGGCCTCAGCTGGGCCAACACTATCAGGCGAAGTTTCATTGGATTTTGCTGAAACAGCCGCAGGTAACTGGGGTGGATCAATGGGTGTAGAATTAGATGTTAATGCTACTGGTCTTGGCACCATCGATCTTGGTTTTGTTGCAGCAGACGGTGGCGCACTTGCACTAGACACATGGACAGTAGGTACTGATCTAGCGCCAGGTCTTGGTATTGCTGTTGGTGACGATAACGGTGTATTTGTTGGCGCAGAAGGTGAGCAAACACTAGCGGCTCCAGCTATGACTGAATCAGTAAAAGTCGGCTATGGCCCTGCAGCAGTTGCTCTTGGCTTTACTGACTGGACAGCAGACATCACAGATTTAAGCAACATTCAAGGTGCGTATACATTGGGTGTAGCAGGTATGGCAGTTACTGCAGCAGCAGATTATAACTTCAACACTGAAAACACAATGATTGGCGCAGAAGTTGGTGGCTTTGACGTTGTCGGCCTAGCAACTGTTGGCGGCGCTGTGACTTATGATTTTGATGCTGAAAACGTCGGTTATGAAGTTGTCGCTGATGCATTTGGTGTAACTGGTTACCTGAACGGTGATGATACGGATGCAATGCAAAACATTGGTGGTGAATATTCGTATAACATTGGTGATGCAAAAGTTACTGCAGGCGCTAACTATAACATCGATGCAGAAGATTTCGCTCCAAACGTTGGGGTAGCCTTCGCATTCTAATGACTGGACCAGATCCTATCATTATCTAAATTGTAAAAGGAGGCTTCTGTCTCCTTTTTTTATGTTTAAAGTACTACGTGTATAAATAGTACTGTTGAAAAACCATTAAATGACTGACTGAATGATTACTTCGTTATTATTATATTATTGCTAACATAATACGGAGTATAATATGTTTAAAAAATTAATGCTAATGGCAGCAGTTATGCTGGCGTCTAGTGTTGCATATGCACAAGATGCCACAGATCCTATTGTCACTGAAAATTATAATGAGAGTAATGTAACCTCAGACTCTACAACTAGAGTATACTCTCCTCCCCCATCAGCAATTAGTCCATCAATCAATTCTGCTAACTCAGATTTGTGTACAATTGGTGTAGCAGGCGCTGTTCAAACACAGATTCTCGGCATATCTGCTGGCACCGTATTTACTGAAGAAAACTGCTTACGTCTAAAGAACTCAAAGGTTCTTTATGATATGGGTATGAAAGTTGCGGCGGTATCTACAATGTGTCAAGACCCAGATGTATTTACTGCTATGATGAATGCTGGTACACCTTGTCCAAAAGATGGATTAATTGGTGATGCTGCAAAAGCTGCATGGCTTGCAAACGAGCAAGATATGCCAATAGAACAAGAAAAATCACGTAACCCTTTAGCCAATATGGATGACGATGAGAAATCGACTGTTATGGGCATCGGCGCTATTAGCGGCCTCCTCTTCTTATTGCTTCTCTGATACCACTTATGGTGTAACAGGAAATGCAGCTGGGTCAGGATTGACTTGGGGTATGGGTGGTATTCTACCTGACTATACTCAACCTTGGGTATCAGTTCAGGTTCAAGGTCTGGCTTATCGCTATACAATGGTAAAAGATCCAGAGACAGACGCAGTTGTTTGGGTCCGTAATAAAGATATTGAAGGCGGATACATTTTTGAAGAATCTGATGATTGGTCAGGAACTTCAGGTGGTACAATTCAAAGATACTTTCGGTTCGCATATAGCGATGCATCTAGATGGGGTGATGGATCTATTTCAGTAGATGGTAAAGGCTCAATTGAAAATGCTATTGTGACTTACAACTATAAAATGGATGTTGATGAACAACTTATGAAATGTGCAGTTACACCTCTCGCTGATCCAGCCTGTCCTGGCTTTGCTGCAGCATTAGCAGATTTATTAAAGTCTATTGATAATATGCAACCAGGCGATCCATTTTATGATGAATGGGTACAGGCTCAATTGGAAAGAGAAGCTGAAGAACAAGAAGAACAAAAAGGTGAAGAACCTGAAGAAAAACTATCCAATTTTGAAAAAGAAATGGGTGGTGAGAATACTGTTGAGCAATTAACTGGAAATCAAAAAGATATTCTAGCTGAGTTAGCTCAACTTCCAAAGATTGAACCTTATTATATGGTTCAAATAGATGGTGGTGTTTATGAAGATACAGTAGTTCTTCAAGATGCAACACTGCCAGATAACTCAAGAGCGTTGAGAAATCTTGCATCAGATCAGACACATAGAAACATGGTCCGCTCGCAATACGATCAATAGGAGATATAAATGTTAAGATCGATAATTGTTTTGGGTACTGTAGCGATCGCAAGCTCTAGTTTAGCAGAAGAGACGACAATCACTGGTAACGTTTCATCTAAGTGTTCTATTTACACTGACGTTGCAGGTGTCTACGGTAACCCTAATCCAGATGAACTCAGCACTTTACCAGCAGATGGCGGGGTTATGCCAGTTTTGCGTTATGATGTTTCAATTGCAAATTACTACAGTGCTAAAATTGCTTATCCAATTGAATTTACAACTAGTCCATCACTTACAGATTCACTTACATGGACTGGTCAAGTTGAAGTTGCAACAATGTCTGATGCAACAGGCATGTCGAATTATGAAACAAACAAAGTAACATATGATAATGTTACTGAGTATGACTTAACTGCTGCAGGTTCTACATGGTTTAAAGTTACGTCAGGTGTAACATATGGTGTGGACAAATCTTTACCAGGCGGTGAATATAAAGCAGCAGTAACAGCATTGTGCATAGCTAACTAAAGGTAAAGATTGTTATGAAACATATTATTCTAGCTGTGGCATTGTTTGCTAATAGTGCCACAGCTCATGAAATGACGCCAACATATTTAAAATTTAAATCTTCTTATATTGAAGGCGTGGCAGTTAGCACAATTGAAATGTGGAATAGAAGAAATGATGTCGAATATTATGAAATATCTGTAGTAGATAATATGTGGAACGATATCCCATTTGCAACAAAAAGCAAAATTATTAAGCTGTCGCATTTGAGTAGAAGTAAAATTGACATTTATGTAAAAAAAGAAGATATTGACAATATTGAGTTTGTATGTACATCTTCTAAACAACTGAAATCGGACGTGATATCCACTGGCGTTAAGTCAATGATATGTTCGAAGATTGAGAGATGACTTATGAAATTTATGTATGGGCTAACACTTTTAATATGTGTCTTAATTTATGCCTCATCATCATGGGCAGATTCATTAAACCTTTCTTTGCCTGGAGCCCCAGGTAGTTATCAATCAGATAAATTTAGAGCAGGTGACTTGGATTGTTCTAACGCAATTGGGTCTGCGACAAATTTAGAATTTGGTGTAACTGGCATTATTGAAAATGGTGGTTATGATTCAATGAATAATTACTATAACGATAATCAAACTGGTGATGTCGGCGTGTATGCCAGGATTACAATTCCTCTTGGTAAGAGAGTTAAAAATAGAATTGATTGTAATAGATTGTATGAACTTGAATTGAGAGCAAAACAACTTGAAGTTCAAAAATTAGAAGCAGAACTACGCCAACTTAGAGAATTAAAATTTGAGGATTAATTATGGACATTTTTTATGGATTATTATTAAGTGCTCATTTAGGATTAGAAAAAGATTATAACTGGTTTCATCCTCATGTTGGAGCATATTTAGATGATCAGTATAAGTGGACTGCTGGCGCCTACTATAACAGTGAAAGCGAGATAAGCACTTACGTTGCATACACTTTTGATATATCAGATACTAAGTACATAGACGTTGGATTAGTTACAGGCTACTCAGACGCTGATGTAAAACCAATGGTCAAATTTAATTACAACCAATTTTTTGTTTTACCTACAATCGAAATAATTAAAGATACAAACGGAAATCGGCAAAATTTTGGTGCAGTAATGGGAATCGAATGGAGATACTAAAATGGCTGAAGTAGAATTTGGCGGTATGACATTTAAAGGCGGCAAAATGTTTGCCGTACTTACAGCATTATCCACACTAGGTGGCGCTGCATGGGGTGGCTTTGAATTTTATAAAGACTATATGGATATGAAAGAAATTATCCAAAACATTGACATCCAAGAAATTCAAGCCGCGAATGAACTTCAACTGCAGAAACTAGATGATGCAATTGCGTATACAGTAGAAATTAGACAAGACTTAGCAAGTGATGTTACTAGAGTAGAAAACACTGTACAAGTGTTAGAAGATCAAGTCAACAGAGCTGAAGAAACTGTCCGTAGTTTACGTAACGACGTATATGCTAAGCTTGATACTTTTGAAGAGAGATTAAGAGTTACTCTTTCAAATAACCAAAAAACTATGGCTAACATGAGAGATCGTATCTCTACTAATTTAGAAGAATCAGAAGCCAGAATTAAAGAAACTCAACGATCAATTGAAGTCACTCTTGATGGTATTAGAAGTGAAATGAACCAGCTTCAAAAAGATATTACACAATCTATTCGTGAAGTAGAAGCTGGTGTTCGTCAAACAGATAAAGATTTAAGTGCTGATATGAAAGCACTTGAAAAAAATCTGATGGAAAAATTACAAGAGGCATTAGATAATCCATTAGCTAATTGATAAGAAAATGACGGATGACTATTATGAAAATACTAGAAAACAAATTCGAGACATCAGAAGAAGAATTGAAAAGCTCAGGAAAGAGCTTTCACCGCCACGACCCAAAGCTCCACAGCGAAATGAACAAGTTTTGGAACAGGCACCGCGTGTGGAGAGAACACCAAAAGAAAAAGAGCTTGACGACATCAGAAAAAAGCTCAGAAGATTTAAATAAATAAAAAAGGATTTACTTTGTCATTTTTAGTACACCCTCTACCTCCAATTAATGTTTATGTTAGAAAAGAATACCTTTATGATTTGGAAAAAGGTCATGGTGAATTTACACCTGGAATTTGGATATCAGTTAAGTCAATTCAATATAAGGCACTTTATTTTGAAACGTTACTTACAGACTATGGCGCTTTATACGACAAACTTCCTATTTCAGCGTTTGTTTGGAAAACTGATCATGGTGAGCTTTTGCCTCTTGATGTTCTTCAGCTTTGGGATTGCTTTGATTACGACATTACAGTCGTCCAAAAACCAATTTTGTCCAGATGTGAATTTTTCGGAAAAGACAGGCGAATGCACAGCGGTGAATACGAGTTCACCATCGATAATTGTCACAGGGATACTTCCATCATTGACACCAACTTCAGCGAACACGACCCTGAGCACAAATCATTTAATGTTATTAGACTCGACAATGGTCAATTCGCTGCTCAGCCTAATAACAGGGTTCTCTGGAGAGATAGCTCCTTAACACCTGATAAATTAGAAAGACCAGACTTTAAAGTTTGTACACAGAACTATGCTGTTGAAACAGAACCTAAATGGTCTGTTGGTCACACTGACGAATGGCAGTACAAGACAAAAGAAGAAGAAGAAAATAAATTTTAGTGTTACCGATAACAATTTTACCTTTTTGCAATAAATAAAATTACATTATTACAGCAAGGAGGTCCCACCATGTGCAGTTCATTTGTACGTAAAGAAGCCAACCGTTTGAACTGGTTAGTAAAAGGTCATTTACTACATCCAAACACTTCAGATAAAGATACTGAAGCCACTTACAACTCATATACGAAAAGACTCTGGGGTAACTGTGAACGCTCTGAATATGGGGCAATAGGTTTTGAGCAAGCGTGGAAAGCTCGAGAAGCTGAAATGCTTGATGATGAATTAAAAACCGTAGCTCGATTAGGTTACAATTAATAAAAAAAAATGCAAATAAATGCATTTTAGGGGTTTACAATTGATTTGTTTTATGGTAGTATAGTCTTATCAAATGAATGGAGATTATATTATGGCACATGAAGTAGAAATCATCAACGGTCAAGCTCAAATGGCATATGCCGGTGATGTCCCTTGGCACGGCCTAGGTGTTCAAGTTTCGAATGATTTGACGCCTGTACAAATGATGCAAAAAGCTGGTCTTGATTGGACCGTTGAAAAGCAAAAGATTGTAACTGCTTCAGGTGTCCCTGTTGGTCAGAAACAAGCTTTAGTTCGCACATCTGACAATACAGTTTTAGACGTTGTTGGTACTGACTGGAATCCAGTACAAAATCAAGAAGCGTTTTCTTTCTTTGCAGAATATATTGCTGCAGGCGACATGGAAATGCACACCGCAGGTTCTCTTAAAAATGGTCAAATGGTTTGGGCTCTTGCTAAAATTAAAGAGTCATTCGACATTTTTGGTGAAGACACTGTAGAGTCTTACCTACTATTCTCAAATCCACATCAATATGGCAAGTCAATTGACGTTCGTTTCACACCTATCCGTGTGGTATGTAACAACACTTTGACTTTATCATTAAGCCAACAAGCACAGCGTGCAGTTAAAGTTGGTCACCGCACAGAATTTGATGCTGAACAAGTAAAAGAAACTCTTGGTCTAGCACATGAGAAGTTTGAGAAATACAAAGAAATGGCTCAATTTCTTGGCTCTCGTAAGTTCACAGCTGAGTCACTTATTCAATACTACAATGAGGTATTCCCTAACACTTCACGTAAGACTGAAAAAGCACCAGTTAATACAGTTGAAGATCTAAGCCGTGCTGCTCGTCAGTGCTATGAAGTTTTGGATACTCAACCAGGTGCTGAATACGGTGCTGGCACATGGTGGCAAGCATTTAACTCAGTTACTTACCACACTGACCACGTTCAAGGTCGCAACGCTGAAAATCGCTTGCACAGCCAGTGGTTTGGTGGTAATCAGTTGCGTAAAGTTAAAGCAGCGGAAAAGGCGGTTGAATTCGCCAACGCTGCTTAATGACCTAGTTTATACTCATATAGATAATATGAAAAGATAAAAAGGTTTATTATATGAATATTGGGTTTATTGGGTTAGGGAAATTAGGTGCCCCTGTTGTAGAAGCAATGCAAGAAGCAGGGCATGACGTAATTGGATATGATGTAAATGGATCTGGGGCAGCTTCAATTGAAGCTGCCGTGAAAGATCAAGAAATCGTGTTTGTTGCAGTGCCTACGCCTCACGATCCACAATACGATGGTAAATATATTTGTAGTAATTTGCCACCTAAAAACTTTGACTACACTATTGTACAAGAAGTTTTAAAAGAAGCTAATAAGCATATGACAGAAAATCAAATTTTAGTTTTGATTTCTACTGTTCTTCCAGGTACGACCTCTCGTCATTTTGCACCACTAATAACAAAAGCCAAATTTGTTTACAACCCATATCTTATTGCAATGGGAACTGTAAAAGAAGATTTTCTAAATCCTGAAATGATTATGATGGGTGGCGATGAAGCATCTATGGATAAGCTTGAAAAATTTTATAAAGAAATTTGTAATTGTGATCGTTATATTCGTGGTACATGGGAAGAATGCGAATCGATTAAAATTTTCTACAACACATTTATTACTACAAAAATTACATTAGCGAATATGATTCAAGATGTAGCAATGAAAATTGGTAATATGAATGTCGATGTTGTAACTGACGCATTAGCATATTCTACGCATAGAATTATGTCACCGAAGTATATGAAAGCGGGTATGGGTGACGGAGGTTCATGCCATCCACGTGACAACATTGCATTGCGTTGGTTAGCTAAAGAATATGGTTTAGGCTATGATATGTTTGACACTATTATTAAAGCACGTGAAGAGCAGGCTCGTAATATGGCGAACTTTTTAACAACATTATCAAAAAAACATAATCTTCCTATTGTGATTATTGGTAGAGGGTTTAAGCCTGATGTACCATATGAAGATGGATCACCTTCTATTCTTGTGGCCCAATTTTGTGATGCTGAGTTCGATAAATTTGATAAGCCAGCGGTGTTCTTAACAGCTTACTCTCGTCAAACAACATTTGGCAAAGCTAACGAAGATTATAACTTTCCTGAAGGTTCTGTGATTGTAGATCCTTGGAGAGAACGCCATAATGCTATTCATTATGGCGATACCCGCTGTGCTTAAATGTTATTTGCATTTGGACCAATATTGTGCTATTTCCTATTATTGCTATACGTTGCAATAATAGGGATAGCTGGTGATAATGCTTTGTATGAATACTTAATTATTTTAAGTTGGTATTATCAGATTTTAATTGCTTACATAATGATAAAAAAAATGCAAAAAAAGTAAAAATAGGGGTTTACAACCCTCTTTTTTTATGGTAAGATAGTAGTATCAAATGGAGGAAAAGATATGAAGATTGATACGAGTAAACCACGCACTGATGCTTATATCGGAACATTTAACTTTGATGAACAAGATCAAATAGAGTTAAAACAAATCCGTAAGATGGTGACAAACTTAAATAAAGATTTAAAAAAGTTTGGATACGATTATCGTTATTATGTAAAACTTCAAGGACGTGGTCCCCGCCGTCGAGGCAATCGAAACTATCTTCATTCTCTACCTCTTCCCTTTGCAGAATACGCAGATGCGTATATCTATCGTAGAATGTAACGTTATTTCCCTTACTTCCCTCAACTTAAGGCGCTTCGGCGCCTTATTTTTTTCTTATAAATAGTAAAGAATATTTTAAGAGGAAGTACTATGTTTTCTAAGATGACTCGTAGTGAGTGGATGAAGTATGGCAATAAGAGGCCAGAAGCTTTAATTGCTGCCATTAAGGGTAATGATCCTGTACCTGACGTAAAAGGTAAAAGCTTAGAAGTTGCTAATAGTAAAGAAAACATTGAAGCTGTCCGTAGTTTTATGGCCAGTAAAGATGCTACATTTATTCTTACTTTAAAAAACAATCAAACTATACTATCCAATCAAATTGGTAAGTCACCATTGTTTGGTGGTAAAGGCCAAGGTGAAGGTGCAACTGGTAACACCGCAAAAGGCGAAGCGCTGCAGTGTCTATATCTCGCTGCTTTGTTTGGAGAAGGTAAGAAAAAAGAGTTTTCTCACTTTACACCAGAAGTTTTACAGAAATATGCTAAGGTAATCGATACTGACAAAAGTTATAAAGATATGATGAGTTCCGAAGCTGAATGGCACATATCAGCCTATGTGACAGGCAAACACCTTATTGAAAAAGGATTTGTTAATAGCTCTCATGTTTTTCATCGTGGTTCAAGAACTATGAATGCCATTTATGCTATGAAGAAAATGGCATTTAAAAATGATGGTAAACCTATGATGAATGATGATAAGTGGAATCCTGGTGATATATGGGCTGTAAAAAAAGGTACTAATATTTCCGCAACACTAGATTCCTCTTCTGTTGCAAGCTTAAATGCTTCTCTAAAAGATGCTTATGATAAGAGAACGATTATTGGTATTTCTTTGAAGCAGATTAACAAGCTAACAAAGAAAGCAAAGCACTCAGAGTACAATCTAGAAGCTTCCAAGATAGCTGAGCACAAGTATACTCGGTCTATACTAAAGTCTGATAGATCTGGTTCTACGTTCTGGTCGTTTAAAGGTGGTTACATTTATTTTGACTCATCTCGTCGTATGGATGTTAGAGCACCTACAGCAATGGGTGCATTAAACGTTGAGATACAAGGTAAAGGTGCTAGAGGTGGTAGAGCTGGATACGGCGCGATTATATATGCTGCAGAACAGTATCTTAGTGTTAAGCTTCCAACCAATAACGAATTAAAAAGCATGGCTAAACTTCTTTCAGGTGGAAGAAACGAACGCTTAGCAAAAAATCTTTATAATAAAGTAAAAAGAATCCATAATGATATTACTTGGGATGACTTTTGGGCAGAAATGAAAACTGCTGCTCCTGATAGATTGCATGCTAACCTAGGTGCTACTGAAATTATATTTGCTTTAGACAAATCGCCAAAAAGAAAAGCTGACGCATTTGTTAGTTATCTAGTCAATACTGCTGGATCTAAGACTGGTGACTCATCTGTCTACGTAAAAGTAGAAGCAAATTAAAAAAATGGTTTACAATTCAAAAGAACTGTGGTAAAATACGATTATAAATTAAGATAAGAATCGGAAAAAGAATGCAAAGTTTTAAATCTACTCTACGTGAACAGAAAAACACTCACATGACTCATATCGAAGATAAGGTCATTTATGGTGGCGTAAAAGGAACACGAGAAGCAATCTTTGCATTGCGTGATTTAAGAGATATGTTAGGCGGAGTAAAAGATGGTTCTGTATCTGTTAAATGGGATGGCGCTCCTGCTATTTTTGCAGGCATTGATCCTAATGACGGACGTTTCTTTGTTGCCAAAAAAGGCATTTTTAACAAGAATCCCAAGGTCTATAAGACTCCTGCTGACGTTGACGCTGATACAAGTGGTGATCTTGCTGACAAGCTCAAGGTCGCTTTGTCAGAGCTCCCTGCCTTGGGTATCAAAGGTGTCGTGCAAGGTGACTTCTTATATGGACCCGGTGATCTGAAAACTAAAAATATTAAAGGACAAAAATATGTTACGTTCCATCCTAATACCATTGTTTACGCTATTCCTGATGGGACTAATGCTGCTCGGGATATCAAACAAAGCCGGATTGGAATCGTCTGGCACACAACGTATAAAGGAAATGATTTCCAATCAATGAGAGCTTCTTATGGTGTAGACGTAAGTAAGTTTAAGAAATCGAAAGCCGTCTGGTCTCAAGACGCAATGTTAAGAGACATGACTAAATTAACTATGAGTAAACGTGATACAGAGGAAGTCAATGAATATCTATCGCAAGCTGGTAAAATCTTTAACAAAATCTCAGGAACAACTCTCAGACAACTTGAACAACAGGAAGAGCTACAGAAGCTCATTGAAACCTATGGAAATTCCTTTGTCCGAGCAGGCACAGTCATTGGAGATACAAGACGACATGTATCTGGCCTTGTTTCATGGATCAAAAAAAGATACCAAAAAGAAATAGATGCACGTAAAACCGAAAAAGGTAAGACCGCACAACAAGCAAAATTGAATATAATCCTGGATTTCTTTTCTGAAAAGAACAAAAAAAGTTTGGAAATGATGTTCGAATTACAAAAAGTATTAGTTTTAGCAAAATTAAAACTTATAAATATACTTAATAAAGTAAAAAATGTTGACACTTTTGTAAAAACTAAGGATGGTTTTAAAACGACAGGTCACGAAGGTTATGTAGCAATTGATAGACTTGGTGGTGATGCTGTTAAGATTGTTGATAGACTTGAGTTCTCATACAACAACTTTAGCAAAGATATATTAAAGGGATGGGACAAGCCAACGAGGAAGTAATGATAGATTTTAAAGATTTTATGGTCGTAGATCTACGACCAGGCGAACCAGTAGAAATAAAATACCAGGCTCACCGCCGTAAAAGAACCGGTGATGATACTTCTGAAGAAGTAGCGGATGAGGCTCTTACTGTTCCTCAGCGTTTAGCTCGTTCTAGAATGATGAAGAAGTATAAGTCTAGATTAAAGCTTGGTCGCCAAAGAGCAGCAAAACGAATTGCATCAAAAGAAAAGCTTGAAAAAAGAGCTCGTAAAAAAGCACGTGAAATGATTTTGAAAAAACTGACTAAGGATACTCCAAAGTCAGACTTAACTTATGCTCGTAGACAAGAAATTGAAAAGCGTCTAGATAAAATGAAGCCTCGTATCGACAGGCTTGTTAAAAAGATGCTACCGCAAGTTCGTAAAGCAGAGTTGATGAAGAAGAGAAGTTAATGTATAGCTCGTTCAAGCAATTTTTAGTTGAAGAAGAAAAGACAGTTTATTTTACCTTTGGTAGAATGAATCCACCCACTATTGGTCATGGCAAATTGCTTGACGCACTTTCTAAAAAAGCAAGCAAGAATCCTTACAGAGTATTTCTATCTCAGTCAGCGGACCCTAAGAAAAATCCATTATCATACCAAGATAAAATTAAGGCCGTGAGAAAGATGTTCCCACGGCATGCTCGTTCTATTATGCTAAATAAGAATGTCCGTAATGCTATGGAAGCTGCGAGCGTTATGTACAACGAAGGATTTAAGAACCTCGTGATGGTTGTTGGATCTGACAGAATGAATGAATTTTCAGCTTTACTTAAGAAATATAATGGTAAAGAAGGTAGGCATGGATTCTATAATTTTAAGAACATAAATGTAGTTTCAGCCGGTGATAGAGATCCTGATGCCGAAGGCGTTGAAGGTATGTCAGCATCCAAAATGCGTAAGTTTGCTCAAGAAAATGACTTTACTTCATTTAGTCAAGGTTTACCAAAGACTGTTTCAAATGCTGATGCTAAGAAAATGTTTAATGATGTTCGTAAAGGCATGGGCCTCAAAGAGCAAAAAGAATTTAAAAACCATATTCAATTAGAGACAGTTTCAGAAACCAGAGAGCAGTTTGTATCCGGTGATCTATTCTCGACAGGTGATAAAGTTATTATTAAAAAGTCTGATGAGGTTGGAACTATCAGCGTTATTGGCGCTAATTATGTTATTATTGAATGTGACACAAAAACAGTTCGTAAGTGGATTGATGATGTTGAACTAGTTGAAAAAAGCATGTACAAAGATAAGCCTGATTGGGGTACGCCTGAATCAACTAAAAAAGCTAAAAAAATTACACCTTGCGAAGTAAGTGAGGACGAACGTAAAAAAGATTCACCTCAAGATCCAGACATTAAAGATCGTCCTGGTACACAACCAAAGGCATATCATTCAGGTTTGTCAAAGAAAACCAAGACTGATAGAGATAGACATTTTAAAAAGCATGCCAAGATGGATGACGATAATCCAAAAGCTTATAAGAAAGCGCCTGGAGATGCCACAGCAAAAACTAAACCTTCTAAACATACTTTAAAATTTAAGCAAATGTTTGGTGAACAAGATAAAAATGTCGACATAGCCAAAACCAGAATTGATCGTGAAAAGAAAATGGATAAAATGAAACACGATCGAATGATGGATAGAGCTAGAACAAGAGACACTAAAGCAAAAAATAAGGCAACAACATGATTACTTTTAAAGGCTACATCTCAGAAGACGCTTCTTCAGCATTAAAAAAGAAAGCAGAAAAATCTGGTATGCCACTTGGTGTACTACGTAAAGTATACAATCGAGGTGTAGCTGCTTGGCGAACCGGTCATAGACCTGGAACCACTCCACAACAATGGGGTCTTGCAAGAGTAAATTCATTTGTAACTAAGTCTTCCGGTACTTGGGGTAAAGCCGATAAAGATCTAGCAGCGAGGGTAAAATAATGCCAGCACCAAAAATCGACAGCAAAAAGTTTGCAGCTCATCTGGCTAGGAATAAAAAGCCTAAGAAGATGACTTCAACTCAAAAATCATTAGCTGACATTAGTAAACGCGCTAATGCGTTTGCCCGGGCTAATGAAAATTACGATAAAGAGCCTCCTTCTCCAGATGAAAAGTCTATGGCAATGCGCCAAGCTAAGTTTATTGGTTATGTCGCAGAAGAAATTATGGAGCATGTTGAAGGTGAT